TTGAACCGAATTGAAAAATTAGTTCGGCAAGGTCAAGACGCTACAGGCATGATCGAAGAGGCCAACGCGCAAGGTTGGAAAACAGTTTATTCAGCAAAGGAAGAAAAGCATGAACCCACAGCACTACAACTCGCAACGAACACCGACTGGGCAATCGGATTCATTCAAACTGAACCTGATCAACAAGGTGTTTGGGATGATGAAGGTGACATATCCAAACTTCTTGAGGGACCAAGATGAAACAACCGCCAAGCGGCTTTGGTGGACCCACATCGAGAACATTGACCCGGTCAAGATCGAGAAGGCTCTACGCGACATGGTTGACGAGTATCCGAAGTTTGCTCCGACCGTTGGTGAGTTTAAGAAATTGTGCAGAGGACAGGCGTCTGCTGAGAAGCCGCCTCAAGGTCTGCCGATCTGCCCAAAGTGCAGGTCATATACGATCACTCAGCGCCACCACGATGTCTGTGAGACGGGTTCTGTCCAACCAGAGGTCTTCCCAAGGGTTGAGCCGAAAGAGGCTAGGAAGGCCTTAGCGGAGCTTCTAGGATGGTAGATCGATTTGAAGAAATGCGGCAGGACGTTATTCAGTTTAATCGAAAGCACCCCGATGTTTGGAGGCTGTTCTGCGGATTCACGTTTGACATGATCAACCGGGGTTTTATGAATTACAGTGTCAACGCAATTTTTGAGCGGATCCGATGGGAAATCGATGCCGGTGGCGATGGGGTTACCAGCTTTAAGCTGAACAACAACTACCGAGCATTTTACGCAAGGGCGTTTATGCGGAAGTACCCACAGCACTATGGATTTTTTAGAACCCGGGAGCAGAAGAGTCGGGATCTGGCACCAGTAAATCTGCCAGAACTAATGCCATCACACTTTCATTGAGGTATAATCATGAGCAATATCAGACGTTTACCATTACCAGACCGACTAACCGCAGAGGAGCTTCACATTGTCATCCACAATGCCAGTGAAAAGGACAAGCTTTGGACGTTGTTGAAGCAAGTTGATTTCGATCAGGCGATGGAGGTATCAATCAAGCCAGTCGGCAAAGACCGGTCAACGATGCAGAACCGGATGGTCTGGCAATGGTTTCGTGATGCCGAGAAGCAGGGATCGATGAAAGCTTGGGAGTACCGGAGTTATGCCAAGTTACATTTTGGTGTGCCGATTCTGCGGCGGGATTCGGAGAGCTACAAAGAAAAATACGACCGCATTGTTAAACCTTTGCCTTATCCAGTTAAGCGCGAGCTGATGGTCGAGCCAATGGAATTCCCGGTCAGTTCAGCGTTCAACAAAAAACAAATGGTTGAGTGGTTGGACGCGGTAAGGTTTTGGCTGGAGTCCGAAGGGTTCGTCCTGACCAACACCGATGAGATGTTCGGGTGAGCGACTGGTACATCGAGGATATTCGTTCTGGCCTGATCGACGGGTTTTACAGCGACAAGGATATGGCTGAGAATCAAATGCTCTGGTGCGTTAAAGAATACAAGCGTTGGTTTGTTTTAAAATCAATGCAGCCGCACGAGACCATTGACGACTTTGTATTTTGGAACGAAACCGATGCGGACTGGTACTTGGATTACCTAGAATTATGAAAAATTGCAAAGCCTGCAAGGAACCATTTGAACCCCGGCGACCGATGCAAAAAGTGTGCAGCCTAACCTGTTCGATTGATCTGGTTAACCAAGACAAAGTCAAGAAGGTCAAGGCCGAGACCCGGGAGATGAAGAAACGGGTGCGAGACAAGGATCGAAGTTACTGGGTCAAGAAGGCTCAGGAGGTGTTTAACCAATGGATTCGGCTTCGTGATGACAAACAGCCCTGCATTAGCTGCGGGACTTGGGGGCCATGCCAGTGGCACGCGGGTCACTTTAAGTCAGTTGGAGGCCACCCAGAATTAAGGTTTGAAGAGCTAAACGTACACAAACAATGCGCGCAGTGTAATAATTTCAAATCTGGTAACATCATGGAGTACCGACCCAGACTGGAGTACAGAATTGGGCTGGAAAAACTAGAACGGTTGGATGGGCCTCACCATCCAGTGAAGTACACGATTGACGACCTCAAAGGATTAGTCAAAACGTACCGAGCAAAAATCAAAGAGAGTGAACATGACAACGAAGACAGACAAACAGCAGAAGATTACTGAAGTCCTAACTCAAATGAGAGAAGGCAAGAGCTTGAGACAGGCTTCGCAAATGGCAGGAGTCGCAAGGCAAACCTTTTTGGATTGGGTGGATAAAGATCAAGAATTATCCGGACACTACGCACACGCGAGAGCTGCGATGATCGACAAAATCGCTGATGACATCATGACAATTGCCGATGAGGATCTAATCCCGACCGGCGAGGGCAAGGTTGACAGCGCGATGGTCCAGAAACAACGGCTTAGGGTTGATACCCGCAAGTGGTTGTTGTCCAAGCTGGCACCCAAGAAGTACGGCGACAAGCTTGAGTTGAGCGGTGACGAGCAGGCTCCCGTTTCAATCCAAAGGATTGAGCGTGTCATCGTTAAAAAATAAAACGCTGGAAATCCAGACGCCTGAGTGGGCTTTGCCCCTGTTTGAACCCTGCCGGTACAAGGCCGCGTTTGGTGGTCGAGGCTCAGGCAAGTCGCATATGTTCGCTGAGATGCTGATTGAAGAGCACATCATGAACCCGAATCAGAGTTCGGTTTGCGTTCGTGAGATCCAAAAATCCCTGAACCAATCCGTTAAACGGCTGCTCGAACTGAAGATTGAGGAGCTTAACGCGGGTGAGTTCTTTGAGGTTCAAGACGCGGTCATCAAATCTAGGCGCGGATCCGGGCGAATAATCTTCCAAGGTATGCAAAATCACACCGCAGACTCCATAAAATCGCTTGAGGGCTACGACAGGGCTTGGGTAGAGGAGGCTCAAAATTTTTCTGAAACCTCGCTCAGCTTACTTCGACCCACGATCAGAAAGCCCGGCAGCGAACTCTGGTTCACTTGGAACCCCAGAAACGAAAACGACCCGGTCAACTGGTTGTTGCGTGGTGACAATCCGCCGCCTCAATCTGTCGTTATTGAGGTCAACTTTCAAGACAACCCTTGGTTCCCCGATGTCCTGAAGGACGAGATGGAATACGACATGCGCCGGGATCCTGACAAATTCCAGCACGTCTGGAAGGGTGCCTACCTGCAAAACAGCCAGAGCCGGGTGTTTAGGAATTGGTGCATTGAGGAGTTTGATGCACCACCTGATGCGATCCACAGGCTTGGCGCGGACTGGGGCTTCGCAGTTGACCCAACCGTATTGGTGCGGTGCCATATCGAGGGCAGAAAGCTCTACGTCGATTTTGAGGCGTATATGGTTGGGTGTGAGATCACTGACACGCCTGACCTGTTCATGCAGATCCCTGAATCCGAGAAGTGGCCCATCGTGGCTGACTCGGCTAGACCTGAGACGATTAGCCACATGCGGAGAAATGGGTTTCCTAAGATCATGTCAGCGGTGAAGGGTCCGAAGTCGGTCGAGGAGGGCATCGAGTGGCTGAAGTCATTCGATATCGTGGTTCACCCAAGGTGTGTTCACACAATCGACGAGCTTATGCTGTACAGCTACAAGACCGACCCATCAACCAATCAGGTGCTGCCGATTCTTGAGGACAAGAAGAATCATGTGATCGATGCGCTAAGATACGCTTGCGAGGCTATTAGGCGAGCCAATCCGGTCACGCCAGCCCAAGATTTTGTGCCATTGCCAACCGCTAATCGCTGGTAGATAATGGTCTTGACAACCGAGGACTTATCATGGCTCGAATGACAACCGATCAGCGGCTATCCAACGTACACGCTGACGCACTCAAATCTTTTAACACCATCCAGTCTGCCCTGCGCGACGAGCGTTTGCAGTGCTTGCAGGACCGCCGGTTTTATTCAATCAACGGTGCCCAGTGGGAAGGCCCATTGAGCAGCCAGTTTGAAAACAAGCCTAAGCTTGAGGTCAACAAGATTGCGTTGAGTGTCATTCGGATCATCAACGAGTACCGCAACAACCGGGTCACCGTTGACTTCACAAGCAAGGACGGTCAGCCGAATGATAAGTTGGCTGAGGTCTGTGATGGCCTATACCGGGCGGATGAGAAGGACTCAACCGCTAACGAAGCTTACGACAATGCATTCGAGGAGGCCGTGGGTGGTGGCTTTGGTGCTTGGCGTTTGCGAGCCTGTTACGAGGACGAGGAGAACGACGAAGACGACCGGCAGCGGATCCGCATGGAGCCGATATACGATGCCGACACCTCAGTATTCTTTGACCTGAACGCCAAGCGCCAAGACAAGGCTGACGCCACGGAATGTTTCGTGATCAGCGCGATGACGTATGAATCATACATCGAGACCTATGGTGATGACCCGGCAAGCTGGCCTAAGACGGTTCACCAATCAGAGTTCGACTGGCTAACTCCTGACGTTGTTTACGTTGCCGAGTATTACAAGGTCGAGACGATCAGCGAGACGGTCAGAATCTTTGAGACGCTAGACGGATCCGAAGAGCGGTACACCACCTACGACTTCAAAGAGGACGAGCAGCTAGAAGAAATGCTCGCAGCAGTTGGAACCCGCGAGATTCGACAGAAGCGGGTCAAGAAGAAAAAGGTTCACAAGTACGTCATGAGCGGCGCTAAGATCCTTGAGGACTGCGGCTACATTGCTGGTAAGTGCATCCCAATCATCCCGACCTTTGGAAAGAGATGGTACATCGACAACGTCGAAAGATGTATGGGACACGTTCGTTTGGCTAAGGACGCACAGAGGCTGAAGAACATGCAGCTATCCAAGCTCGCAGAGATCTCAGCACTTTCAAGCATTGAAAAACCAATTCTGCTACCCGAACAGGTCGCCGGTCATCAGGTGATGTGGTCAGAAGATAACTTGGTTGACTACCCCTACCTTCTGGTAAACCCAATCACTGACGCGAATGGTCAGCAGGCGATTGCCGGTCCCGTTGGATACACGAAGCCACCCGCTATTCCGCCGACACTGGCTGCGCTACTGCAAGTTACTGAGCAGGATATGATGGAAATCATGGGCAACCAGACTCAGGGCGACGAGATGGCGTCAAACCTTAGTGGTAAGGCCGTAGAGCTGATCCAGACGCGTTTAGACATGCAGACGTTTATTTATATGTCCAACTTTTCCAAGGCCATGCGGCGCTGTGGTCAAGTTTGGCTGAGTATGGCAAAAGAATTGTACGTCGAAGAGGACCGCCGAATGAAGGTCATCGATGTGACCGATACGGTTGACTCGATCACCCTGATGACCCCAGCGATCAGTGAAATTGGCGAGGTGATCACTGAGAACGATCTTACTAAGGCAAGCTTTGACGTTGACGTTGACGTTGGTCCGTCATCATCTAGCAAGCGCAGCGCGACAGTTAGGGCTTTGACCGGGATGATGCAGATCACTGGCGACCCTGAGATGCAGTCAGTTCTAGGCTCGATGGCGATGATGAATATGGAGGGAGAAGGTATCAGTGAGGTTCGTGACTTCTTCCGTCAGAAGCTGATCAGAATGGGCGTTGTACAGCCCACAGAGGCCGAGGCAGAGGAAATGATGGCGGCGATGCAGAATCAGCAGCCAGATCCAAACGCGGTGTTCCTACAAGCTGCGGCTGAAGAGGCCACGGCTAAGGCGGCTAAGGCCCGGGCGGACGTTGTGAAGACTATTGCAGATGCTGAGTTACAGCAGGCCAGAGTCCTAGAAACCGGCGCTAGCACTGAGCTTGAGCAGGCGCGAACGATGGAAACCCTAGCCGGTATTGAGCAGTCCAACGTCCGGGTTGAGAACGAGACTGAAGAGAAGTCCGTCAGAAGCGCCCGGCTGCTGCAAGACATGATCCGAGACATGCGCTGATGGCCCAAGACCCGCGAGAACGGTTTTTAAGACCGATAATGCAGGCGGTTGACCGAGGCATTTACGATGTCATAGATTCTGCGGGTAATATGGTTGGAATCAGGGGTGAAGAGCGTCAAGATATTGGCGAGGTTGCAAAGAACTTTATAAACCGTCAGGTCGATGAGGGCATAATTGATGCTCGCGAGCGGGTTGAGGACGGACGCTACGGTGACTACTTCAATGCAATCAATCACGGATTGCTGTCATACAGGTACGGAGACTCACCAATGATGCGTGGTCTGTTGCAGGGCAAAGAATACTTGCAACAGGGCCAAGAGTTTTTGTCTGGCAGAGACCCAAGAACGCAGTATATAGACCGCATGAACAACGAGGTTGGCTTTGCCCTACGAGAGCAAGGAATGACCGAAGAAGAAGCTTTAGAGGCCATGTTGGGCGTGATTTATGAGACTCAAGCTGCAATGCGCGAGGGTGGTCCAGAGTCATTGGTACCGGGCCGTCACTTTTACTTGAATCCAGAGGATTACTAAATGGCTTCAATGCGCGAACTAGCGATGCAGATCTTGAGTTCGAGCGGTCTAACTGATCGCAGAACAGAAGACTACATAATGACGCCTTACGGACCAGTTCGGCGTGACGCTGCGCCTTCAATGACCGGATTGGGCGAAGCTGCTGCAACCATCGGCACAGCACTCCCGGCGTCAGTTCCTGCTGGATTGGCTGGCTTAGGTCAATTGGCAATGACCCGAGATCCTGCTCAGGCAGCTCAGGCAGTTCAAGACGTACAGCGCGCTATGACTTACATGCCGCAATCAGAGAAAGGCCAAGAATACGTCCAAAGGTTTGGTGAAACACTGTCACCGCTAACTGCCCCGGCAGAATACATGGGCCAGCAGGCAATGGACATCACAGGAAGCCCGCTGTACGCAACAGGCGTTGAAATGATCGGTGACCCGTTAAACTTGCTAGGTTTAAAGGGATTGGGCGCGATGGCCCCGTTAATAGGCAGAGCTGGGCGTAAAGGTTCATCAACTGCTGATGTAGCGGAAAAGCCAACCTCTTTGATGTCAGGCGATGAGGTGTTCGAGGGAACCGGCATTGTTGAAACAGCACAACCTGTCAACTTTGAAATGCCATCAACTCCCGGCGTTCAGGTTCAACAAGAAGCGATGTTGGGGGCGCAATTACCCGGCAGTTCGGCCCCCATACGATTCGATGAAACGATCCGAGAGCAGGAGCTTCAGAAGGTCAAAAATATTTCTGCGGCTAGGGGCAACAAAAAACCTAAAATTCAAGACTTAGTTGATTACTTTGAAGAAGATCATTTGGCTCGATATGGTCGGCAGTTAGATCCATACGATGAAACAGACTTTAGAACAGCGATAGACGCCGCAGCAGACGAGGTCGGTTACCAGCTAAAACAATCTGAAACAGGCGCTGGCTGGTATGACACGGACGTTAAAACAACTTTTGAGTCGATGGCAGAAATACCCGCGCTGAAGAGTATGCGTAACAACGAAACGGATCGAGTGATCTGGACCGCCATTGCAGCACCAACGTCAATCGGTAATAACGTAGACCTAAACACAAAAGCTGCAACAGCAGCGATGCTTCAATACAAAAAAACTGGTAAGATACCCACCTCTCCGCCAAAAGCTGGCGCAGTCACCGAAGGGTTGAAGGGAGCCGGTTGGGGCGCAAAGCAACAGTCAGTTGCTGCTGGTATGAAAGTAATCGACAGGCTGATCACAGATTTAGGTGAAGAAGGCTTTGCCGATTGGTGGTTGTCCCCTCACACTTTAGGAGAATTGACGGCAGTCAGAAAAGCTGCTGGTTTAAGTGGCGCCCCTTCAGGTTTAAGTGGCGGCAAGAACAGTATGCATTTAGGTGCAATGGTTCTCGGTGACAAGACCGGGAAATATTCGTTAAACCTAAACGGTTATGAGGGTCCGACAAAGGACGTTTGGTTTAGTCGAACCTACAACCGTCACTTTGGCAATATGAAAGACAACAAAGGGTTGCCGATGGGCGGCCCTAGAAGCGCAACAGAACGCCGTAGGATGGAAGAATTCACTACAGCGATGAAAGCCAAGCTTGAGGATACAGGCTTGTCTGAACAGGATATACAGGCTGTTCTGTGGTTCTATGAGCAGAACCTATTTACGGATCTTGGTGTGGTATCAAGACCCGGATCATTTTCAAAAGGTATGGAGAAGGTTAATGAGCAACTCGGAGTACGACCAGCAGTTCGCCGAAGCGATGGCATTGAAACTTCGGCTGAACCGGGAGCAACGCTCAGCGGGTTCAGAGCAATTAGCCCCAGTCAGAGATCCGTCCGCGCCCAGAGGAGACTTGAGGCAAGAGATGGAATGGGATCCAAACGGACCGGAAACGGAGGAGGACGCTATTCGAGCGGAGGCCTTGCGCCGCTTGAAGGTGCGCCGGTTATTTCAGGAGCGACCGGACCCGACCCAAGGCTAGTCTCAGTCGCAGAAAAATATGCAGAGGCAGCCGGGATCCCCCTCTCCAGACAACCGGAATACTACAAAGTAAACAGGGAGCGTTCAGAAAGGATTGCTCAAGCATACGAAGATATGCCGCATGACCCAACCAACCCGAAAGTCAAAGCCGCTTACGAAGATTTGATTCGGCAAACGAATTATCAATATCAGGCGTTGGCAGATGACGGTTATGAATTTTCGTTTTTTGATTCAAACAGCGACCCGTATGACGGGAATCCATTAAATGCTATGCGCGATTTGCGAGAAAATAAGCGCATGGCTGTTTATGGCACTTATGATGGATATGGAACGAAAGGCATCACAGGCGCAGCGATTGCTAAGAATCCAATGCTAAAAGATACCGGGCTACGCTGGAAGGATCAGGATGGCGTAGAGCAAGTGGTTACCGCTAACGACTTGTTTAGGGCTGTTCATGACGCTTTCGGTCATGGTTTAGAAGGGGCTGGCTTTAGGGCTAGAGGAGAAGAGAACGCTTGGCAGGCTCACGCTAGGTTGTTTACAGGCGATGCTTTAAAAGCTTTGACGACAGAAACTAGGGGTCAAAATAGCTGGCTGAACTACGGTCCTTATGGAGACAAAAACAGGACAGCCAAGCTAGAGGGTACGGTTTTCGCAGAACAAAAAACCGGGTTAATGCCAGACTGGACCTCACAAGAAGGCCGTTAAAGGTTTAGGTTAAGGGGCCGAAGCCCCGTTGTGTGATTAGGCGCTCTTTGATAAACGATATCCTTGGACAAAATCAGCAACGCTGCCGTCAAAAAACGTGTCAAATTTATCGGTGAAACCAACGCGATTTTGAGCAATAAGGCGGGTGCCTTCAACTGTGTAACGGTACTCAGTGTCGCCGTGGATTTCGTGCGAAGCGGTCATCTCAGCTCTAATGTTCGACCGAATAAAAGCGTTGATGTTTAAAATTGTTGAAGTGCCATAAAAGTATTCCGCCGCACCTTCAGGGTAGCCGTCATGGTGAATGTAAGCCGTATGAGTGCCTGACCATTCGCTGATGAATTGATAAGTTGCTCGTGTTGCCATTGGTATATCTCCTTGCTGGTTAAGTGCCGCCGAACCCCGACGACAAAGAGAGTATCTCATCTTACTGGTAAGATAACAACCCCCTTAATGTAAAAAAGTTGAAATAATTTGCACAAGGGTGATAATTGGTCTACGGCAACCGCCCAGCCGAGAACTTGGGTGAGTTAACAGGGATCAAACAAAA